AATGTTAGGAGAGTAAATGGATCTCTTTAAAAGAATACAAGATCTAAGTGCCATCTACGATGACGATGGTCCAAGCGCCGTGGCCCCTGAATCACGGCCTATGTTTGCAAATGGCCAGTTAGTACAACCCAATGCCGACGGATCACGGCCCGGGTATAATGGTGAAGATTCATACAACATTGAAAGAGCTAAAAAAAGAAAAGAAGCAAAAGCAAAAGGTTTAGTTTACGATCCTCAAACAAAAAAATTTAGAAAAAGTAAAATGAAGCCATCAGAATATGGAACAGCAGCTCGTGTTGATGGAAAAAGATCACCCGAATATTACAGAGAATATTATAAAGCTAACAAAGTACTTAGTGAAAAACATAAAAAAAGACTTGAACAAAATAATAAATTAAAAGATTTTATAGGTAAAAAGAAAAAAATTAAAGCATCTGTTTTAAGAGATTTTGTATTAAATGATGTTGGTTATAAAGTTTATAATGCCGATCAAATTAAAAAGAAATTTCCTAATTTAATAATAGAAAAAGATCTTTCAACAACAAGTCCTTTTAAACCTTTAACTAAACAACAAAAAACAATTATAAAAGAAAATTTTAATTTACCAGAAGGTGTAGAAAAATGGGATTTTAAAAAACACAAATACGGAATATCTTCTGATAAATACAACATTCTTTCTAATCAAATAATAAACAAATTAGAAAAAAGAAAATATAAAGTAGCTGGTAATTTTAGCACTCCTGAAGGTTGGATGATGAATGCTATGAACAGATTATATGAAAAAGAACTAGCAGCAGATGTTAAAAATTTAACTTACAAACCAAAATTTAATAAAAAAGGCATTATAGTAGGTTTTACAGACAACACTGAAGCAGGAGGTGGTAAAACTTATTACGCTACAGAAAAAGCTACTAATGATTTTGGAGATGGTACAGAATGGAGAGGTCATGGAGATTTTAACAGAGTTAGTAAATTTATAGAAATAGCGAATGGAGTAAAAGCAAAACCTGATGAAGTTCTTAATAAATTATTAGATGAAAAAGGAATTAATCAATTAATAAAAGGAAAACGTGCTCTTTCATTAAATGATGTTTTAAGTCATCAAAGATACTACAGCACACTTGCAGAAACATCTCCTAAACAATTAATTTCAAGACAAATTGTATTACACCACAAAAAAAGAATAGGAAGTAAAGATTTAGCAAAAGCAGCAGCTACACAAGATCTTCAATTACTAACTGGAGCTGTTAATGCAGAAGTTAAAAAGTTAGAAAATATTGTAAAAGGTTCGTCTAAAAATCCAGCAAGAAAATTAACTAATGCTGAAAAATCAAAATTAAAAAATTATGGAGCTAAAATTGTAGATTTCGATGGTAAAGTTGTTGGTGGTGGCTATACAGATCCTACAAAACAATTTGCAGCAATTGAAAAAGAAGCATTAAAATATGCTAAGAGTGACAAGTTTAATGTTAAAACAGTTGCTAGTTATTTAGAAAGATTAGGTTGTGGTAAAGCAGCAGGTGGTAGAGTTTTTTATAACGAAGGTGCTTTTGGATTAACGAAGTGTGCAGAAAAAGGCAGATTAAAATTAGAAAATATAGTTACAAAAGGAGCAGCACCAGGAGGAGATGATGCAGTGCTTGCTACAAAAATTTTGCAAGCAGGGGGAGGATTAAAAAATATGCTCTCGTTAAGAAATTTGTTTGGACCTGCAGCGATAGCAGCGACTGTTGCTTTGGAAGGTGGTTTTATTGGTTATGATATGTTGACATCTGGTAAAAATTTAAGAGAAGCTTTTGGTGATAATCTACTTAATTATGCGTTAGGTAAAGATTATCAAATAGATCCACAAGAAGAAATGTTTAAAAGATTTAAAGGTCTAGGTTACAATGATCAGCAATTAGGAGGTATTAAAAAAGCCTTGGATGCAATGAACACGATTAATACTGGAACACAGTTAGCCATGGATGTTGGAACACAACAAGAGGCTCTACAAAAATCAAGAGGACAACCTGAACCTTTTATGATTCCTGACGATCAAATGATGTCTGACACTGCAGGACAGAGAGAAGAACAAAATTTAAAAGATGCACAAGAAAGACTTACTGCATTCAATCAAAGTTTAGAAGCAGTTGATAGACCTGGAGGTATGAAAAAAGAAGATGTATTAAGTGAATATTTTTCATCCGGTAAATATGCAGAAGATTTAGATTTATTTGACCAAGCACAAAAAAAAGCAAATATACAAAAACTAGAATCTGCAGGACCTAAATTTATGGGTTCAGTGTTTCCTAAATTTGAAGAAAAAAGGCAAACTGATATAAATGAAAATCTTGGAGTTCTCGTTAACCCAGCTTTTAATATACCTGGAGCAAGAGATGCAACATTTATACCAGGCAAAACAGTTGGAGGTTTATATGGATTAGCAGGCGGTGGTATTGCTAAAATGGCAGGCGATAGATCAGGTGCAATGACAAGATCCATGAACCCTGATTCACAGGGCTTGTCTTATTTATTTAATCGTGTTAAGAAGGTATAGGAGTAATATATGGCAGATATAGATAAAGGACTCCCTAACACTAGAACTAAAATTGACATTCCTTCAGAAGAAGAGATGCAAGAAGAAGTTAGTGTTCAGGAGGAAGAAGAATCACAAAAAGGACCTGTAGAGGTTATCCCAGAAGAAGACGGTGGAGTTACATTAGACTTTGAACCAGGATCAATAAATGTACCTGGAACAGAAAATCATTTTGATAACTTAGCTGATATTTTACCAGATGATATTTTAAGTCCAATTGGAAATGAAATGGTTCAAAATTATATGGACTACAAATCATCTAGAAAAGAATGGGAGAGCGCTTATACAACAGGATTAGATTTACTAGGTTTCAAATATGAAAACAGAACTGAACCGTTTCAAGGAGCTTCAGGTGCAACACACCCAGTTCTTGCAGAAGCAGTAACTCAGTTTCAAGCTCAAGCTTATAAAGAATTATTACCAAGTGATGGACCAGTTAGAACACAAGTTATAGGAGTTAAAAATCCTGCAACAGAACAGCAAGCACAACGTGTTAAAGATTATATGAATTATTTAATCATGGACACGATGAAAGAATATGAATCTGAATTTGATTCTATGTTATTTCATTTACCATTAGCTGGATCTACATTTAAAAAAGTTTACTACGATGTACCACTTGGAAGAGTGGTATCAAAGTTTGTACCAGCGGATGAATTAATTGTTCCGTACACAGCTACCTCATTAGACGATGCGGAAGCAGTTATTCATACCGTGAAGATTTCAGAAAACGAATTAAGAAAACAACAAGTATCAGGTTTTTACAGAGATGTAGAGTTAAGTCCTCCCGGTACAGAGACTAATGGAGAATTAACTAAAAAAGAACGTGAGCTAGAAGGAACTAAGAAGACAGGTAAGAACGAACCTGTGTATACTTTGTTAGAGTGTCACGTTAATTTAGATTTAGAAGGTTTTGAAGATGTTGGAGCAGATGGAGAACCAACAGGAATAAAATTACCTTACCTCGTTACAGTCGAAGAAGGTAGTAGAGAAGTTTTGTCTATCAGACGAAACTATGCGCCCGATGATCTAAAGAAAAGTAAGATCCAATATTTTGTCCACTTCAAATTTCTGCCAGGACTAGGATTTTATGGCTTTGGACTCATTCACATGATTGGCGGATTGAGCAGAACGGCAACGGCTGCTCTCCGTCAATTATTAGATGCTGGTACATTATCAAACTTACCTGCAGGATTTAAACAACGTGGTGTTAGAGTTAGAGATGAAGCGTCACCAATTCAACCAGGTGAATTTAAAGATGTAGATGCACCAGGTGGTAATTTAAGAGATGCTTTCTTTCCATTACCATACAAAGAACCAAGTCCTACATTATTAAATTTATTAGGAGTTGTTGTACAAGCTGGCCAGAGATTCGCGGCTATTGCTGATATGCAAGTGGGTGATGGTAATCAAGGTGCTGCAGTAGGAACTACAGTTGCACTTCTTGAACGTGGTTCACGTGTTATGTCTGCAATTCACAAAAGATGTTATGCAGCAATGAAACAAGAATTTAAATTATTAGGTAAAATAGTTGCTCAATATTTACCACCAGAATATCCATATGATGTTGTAGGTGGTGCAAGAAATATTAAACAAACTGATTTTGATGATAGAGTGGATGTAGTACCGGTTGCGGATCCAAATATATTCTCAATGTCTCAAAGAATAACATTAGCTCAAACGCAATTACAAATTGCAACAGCAAATCCACAGTTACACAACATGTATCAAATCTATAGAAACATGTATAATGCGATTGGGGTAAAAGATGTAGATGCAGTTCTACCTCCACCACCTCCAACTGCACCAAAAGATCCAAGTTTAGAGCACATTGATGCAATGGGTATGAAACCTTTCCAAGCTTTCCCTGGTCAAGACCACAGAGCACATATTACAGCACACTTAAACTTCATGTCTGTTAACATGGTAAGAAATAATCCACCTGTTATGGCTGCAATACAGAAAAATATATTAGAACACATTTCAATTATGGCTCAAGAACAAGTTCAAATGGAATTTAGAGAGCAAATGATGCAAATGCAACAGATGCAACAGATGGCTGCAATGGATCCACAGATCCAACAGCAGTTACAGATGCTTACAAATCAAGTTGAGTCAAGAAAAGCGGTGTTGATTGCTGAAATGACTGAAGAATTTATGAAAGAAGAGAATGAAATTACTTCACAGTTTGATAATGACCCACTATTGAAGCTAAAATCACGTGAAGTTGACCTAAGAGCAATGGAAAATGACAGAAAAAAAGAAGCTGATCGAACAAAAGCTGATTTTGACAGAGCAAAATTGATGCAATCAAAAGAATTAGCTGAAGATAAGATGGATCAGAACGAAGAATTAGCAGAATTAAGAGCAGGAGTAAGTCTTGCAAAAAAAAATAATGCTAATATAAACTAGTAAAGGTAAAAACTATGATAAACTATAAAAAATCAAAGCAAATAGCAGTTCCTGAGCAGAATGTTGAAATAGATCCAAGATCTAAAACTACAGCTGACGGTGCTTTCAACTATATTCCTACTGGAGACAAGGAAAAAGTTAGAGGACAAAAAAGAATGCTAGCTGAAAAGAAAAAACCGGCTACTTGGTACTAAATCATGTGGTTATCGGCAATTAAATTAGCCG